ATTTTATAGAGTTCTGTTAAACAAGTAAGATCAACTTGAATGTCATGAATACTTGATTGTGGATATTCTGGAAGTCTATTAAGAAAAATAATAAATGATTTAACAGAAGACCATAAATCTTGTTCGATTTTAAAAAACAACATTGGTGTAGTTGCTTCTCCAAAAATGTTATAAAGAATTATAAAATGATTTAGAATCAGGTGAGTTTTTAATTCACCCGATTTCTTATATCTCTTCAGTAATCTTTTTATATATTTAAAATGATTTAAGTCTTTCTCAAAATCTTCTTTAGTGACTGCTTGAGGGTTTTCATAATACCTAATAGCAAACAAGAGAAAATTATCCTCATTCAGTTCATTAAAAATCATATTTTATCAGAATGGAGGATAAGGTAGATTATTTCCAGTTGTAATGCCAGACATTGCAACAAGAACTTCAGATTTAACTCTGATATTACCTTCGGAGTCTCTATAAGTTGTAACACCAACCCATCCAGCGTGAGTTAGTTTAAATTTTGTCGATACTGCTGCTGCTGTTCCAGCATCCTCAACACCAATCACAGAAGTCTCATGACCACCAGTGACTCTTGAGAATGTAATAACTGCTGCAGTCGCAATTCCAGCAGAAATTGTAGATGCAAGTGAAACACTAGTAACACCAACAGTTGAAACAATTCTAGTAAGAGCACCACTTACAAAGGTATCTCCAGCAATAACTCCTGTTAAAGAATTCACAAAAACTATATTTGTTCCAATTCCAGCATTTGTAGTTGCTGCCGAAACTAGTACAGTAATAGTTTCAGTATCTCCACCACCTGATTGATTCAAATGACTATCTAATACTGCAAACTTTGGAGATTCACTAATCTGGAACTGTACTCCAGAAATTGCTGCTCCACTCAGTCCAGCAGTTGATGCGATTGATAGTTGAGTTGTACTTGCAATTCCAACGATTACAGCATCTCCAATATTAACGCCAAATGCTGCACCAAACCTAATCACGTCACCAGTCTTGGCAGCACCAACGTTTCCAAAAGTAGTGCCTGTACCTGTTACGACAAGAGTGTCATAGTTTAAAGATACTGTTCCACCAGAACCAACATTATCATTGTTTCCCCAGAGTGCCATTTTGTTATTCCTGTAAAGTTATTTGCTAAAAAGTATTTATAAAAATAGAGAAATCTCTATCAAAAATCAAGTAGAAATTGTTTTCCCTTCATTAGTTATTTAGGAATCAATCAAACCTTGAACCGATTTTAGTTTTGGGCGGTTTCTTCATCGCAGCTTGTTGTTCTTTAGTTGGAGTATAGTCATAACCTCCTGGTTCTTTTTTTGCCTTTGGTGGATCACCTGGCATTCTTACCCGACTACCATCTTTTGCTATCATCATATAATCTTCCAAAGACATTTTTGTCGATGTGCTAGTTTCGTCAACTAATTCACCTTCTGGTTGGTAAGATGCCTCAAGAGGAAGTTTATTAGTTCTTTGCATTTGAAGTTTTTGACGATCCAATATCTGTTTTTTTTGTTGAAGCATTTTTAGATTAGCAAGTTTTTGCTTATCAAACATCTCTTTTTTGTTATCAATAGGAGGAGTTGTAGTTGCTATTGGTGGTTCATTATTCATTTGTTCTACAACTTTCTTTGCTATTTTTGTAGCAGTAGCATACATCACTTCTTCACCACGACCAGGATATCTTCTTTCAAAGTCTGCTTTATTACTCTTCATTGACTTTACAAGTCTTTCTTTTTCCTTTGTTTCAGCATCAGTTAAAGTCTTTTCATAAAGTTCAACTTCTTCTTTTCTAATATCAGAAAGCAGAGAATCTAACTTTGATGTTCTTTTTCTTTTTGGAGTTGCAGGTTTTGCTGCTGCAGGTGTTGCAGGTTTTGGTGTTGTCGTAGTCTTTGCCTTTGGTGCTGCTACCTTTACCTTTGGTTTTGGCGCTGTTGCAGGTGCTTCCGATGCTGCAGGTTTTGGTGTTGCTTTTGATGTAGCATCAGTTTTCTTTTCTCCATCTTCCATTCTGCGAGCAACATTTCTTGCTCCTCTCGATACTGCTCTTGCACCGGCACCAACTGCCCTTTTTAGTCCACTCTTAAGTGCTGATCCAATTCTTCCAAGCAATCCAGGTCTTTTAGATCCAGTTTCCTTTGTGTCAGAACTTGTTTGTGAGGAAGAAGAACTGCCCTCACCAGAAGAACCTCCTCTACCCCTCTCATACCCCTTAGAGACTTCTCTACCAACTGCTCTCGCTCCTCTTACAGCAGCACCTGCAACATATCCTACTCCACGAGCAACTTTCTTTACAGCAGACTTTACTTTCTCAAGTCTATTGCTCTTAATATCAGTATCATGCCCCATAGTAACTTTTGCTTCAGTTAAAAGAGCAGCAGAAACATCTATTGACTCAACTAAAACATTTTCAATTTCTTCAACATCATATCCTTCTTGAATACACTCATTAAAGAACTCTTCAACAACTTCTTCAATCAGTTTATCTGAAAGAAGAAATACTTCAGATTCTGAAAGATCATCAAGAATACAATCAGCATCTTCAATCTCTACCATCTCAAGAAGAGTTCCACCAAGTTCCTCTACTGCTTCACCAAGAGTTGGATTGATTGTAATTTTATTTTTTATTGCTTTTTCAGTGACTTTTACATCTTCACTTTTATCGTTTTTTTTTACGTCTCCAATGACTTCAGAAAGATCTTGTCTCCAATCAGAGAAACCTTCTTTTACATTTTTCTTTTTGATTGCCTTACCAACTGCTTTGCGTCTGTTGTGAAGATACTTATCCGACTTATCAGTATCACCATCATTATCAATATCAGCATCTTCTTGACCTACTGGGTCTAGTGCTTCATCAAACTTCTTTCTAGCCGCAGCAACCATATCTTTATGTGCTTTGGTTTTTTTCATATCTTCAATTGCTTTTTCATTATTTTCACGACGTTTCTTCATATCAGGTTCAAGATGTGAAGACTCACCAACCACAACTTGCTCCAAATATACTGATGAGATATCGTTAAGAATATTCATTGACATTGTAATACTACTTGCTTTTTACCTTATACTTATTTATAAACTCTTTAATATTAGAAAACTTATATCCACTATAAGGTTTTGCTCCTGGTTGAAGATTTGTTTTATCACCCTTCTCAAAACCAGGAGTCATACCTGCAACATACTTAAAGTATCCAGAAGTTCCTACAAGAGTATTTGGTTTTCCAGGAAGTCTTTCTTTTCTACTCATTACCTTTTCAGTATATTCCATTAGATCCCTGATCCAAGACTTAAACATATATCCTTCTTCAGTTACATAGATTAAATGATTAGTTCCTCTACGCATTACTTCACCAATCAGTCCAGTATTTAAGTTCTCAACAATATCTCCAATTCTAAAAATCTTTCCTGTTAAATAATTTTCACGAAGAGTTTGTTGATCGTATTTTGGAGCAATCTGCCAGAGTTCTACAACTTCTTTCTTCTTTTTCTTTGCACCCATTCCCTGACGAACTGCATTAAAGAGTGCTTGAGTATCAGCATCATCAAGTGTCTTTGGAGTTCCTCTACGGAAAGAATCAAAATCATTATCCAAAACTGCCTTTCTCATCTTGGACGCAGACATTCCTTCTACACCATCAGCATCTGCATCTCTTACTCCTGCAGAAACTACACGAATTAAATCAAAGTTATAAAGGTCTCCATTATATTTCTGTGCAAGGTTCTCAAACTCTGCTTGACGATCTGATCCTACAACAATATTAACACTTGAGTATCCTTCTTCATTTGCATTTATAAGAACATCAAAAATAGATCTCATATTATCATCATTGATAATGATTTCCTTAAAGTCAGGAAACATCTTCTTCATAAAAGAAATCTTCATATCAGGATCCAATGGGTTCTTCTTTGGATCTTGAGTTCTTGATGGATAAATCTTAACATCTCCACCAGCAGATATTCTCTTTGCTGACTTGAGAAGTTTATCGTGTCCTACTGTTGGTGGATTAAACCTACCAAATACAATCGTGAGTGGTGGGGTTTCTTGTGTTTGATCTTCAGGAGCAGGTTCTGATGCTGCTTGAGGTTGTGGTGCAGGTGCTTGTGCTGTTTGTGTTTTAGTTGTGGGTGCAGGAGCAGCAGATTTTTGAGTACCTGCTGCTGGTTCTTCTTGCCCTTTTGATGTTCTTTTTTCAGTGAACTTCAGTTTTCCCTTTTCAGTTCTTGCAATAACTTTACCAGCACGATCAATCCACGATCCGTGGCCGTCACCTTTTAGTCCAAGTTTCTTCGCTTGCATTGCTGCTTGCGATTCTGTTGCTTCAGTTAGAAAATTGAGAAAACTTTTCATATTGTGTTTTGGTATACTTTTATTTATTCTAATTTTAAATAAGGAGCGGAGAATGATGACTGCGAACTTGCATAAAGATATAAATCTTTTGTAATCTCATCAGCTACTTTTTTATTCATATCTCTCATTTTAATTAAAAGTTTTAAAACTAACCATTTAGAGTAACGATATTTTTCAGATTTTCCTTTAATAGTATTTACAACTGCGTCTTCTTCATTTGCTTTAATTATACCATAATCCATCATTAATTTAGCAATATCCTTAGCATGTTTATCACTATTTTGTCTAGCTAAAGAGGCAGATTCTGTTGAGATTGGTAATTCACCTACACCATGACTTTTTAAAATATAGTTTAAGGGTCCCAATGAAATCTTTCCTTGATTAGCAGATGCTCCTTTAATCTCACCTTGCCATCCGGATAATCCATCCCCAACACCAAAACTTCTAAATTGTATTTTTTCGGTGGGAGAAGTTCCCCAAATAATATAACCATCCATAGACTCGAAAGTTGAAGAGGTTCCTCTAAATGATGCCTTTGATATTTTTGCATCATTAGGAAAGTTTTTTTCTGATATTGATGCCCTGTTTGATTCTATCTTTTTTAAAGATACTCCAATAAGTTTTTCTTCTTGAATTAATTGATACATCCTTTCATTTAATCCCTTTAAAGTAGTTTCTCCATTCAAGATATTGGGGTTAAAACCCTTCCTTATAATGTATATATCTGCCGGACTCCATTTGTTTATATCACCAAATGCCTTTTCAATTCTATTTATTTTTTTAAAAACATTCTCGATCTGATCTACTTTATTCGATCCCCTATGATATTCAAACACCTTATCATCAAATCTTTTACGTAACTCATTTGCTCCTAAAATTGAAGAATGAATCCAATCATCAGGTAATTCATTTTTCATTCTATTAAAATCTTCATCAGTAATTGCAAATTTAATTGCTTTATCAAAATTTGTCTGTGTAAGATCACTTTCCGATATATTTTTACCGAGGACATTAGACATAGAAGCATAAAGTGCTTGAGCAGATTCCCCCAATTTTGTTACTTCGGATCCTGCTCCAGATCCACCACCCTTAAGTGGTTTATATACAACTTTATAAGTAATATTAACAGACCCTTCTTTAATATTTACAATGGTAATAGGAAAACTAGATTCATTATCTTTTACATTTGCTTGAAAAGAAACACTTTCTCTTTTTAAGGCGGCATTTACATCGACAGCAAGCTTTGTTCTATCCGCAGATTTTACAGTGTAAACAACAGTTCTACTAGTTGCTTTTTTTATAGAAACATCAAAACCTTGTAAAGCTCTATTTAAAGCAAGTAGAGCATCCCCTGCTTTTGCCATTTTATATCAATACTCTTTTAAGTATTTATTAAATAACTATTAAAAACCCACTCAACCAAAAGTCAAGTGGGCAAAAGTATAACCTTATTTGGTTATCTATTCATCTGCCTCTCTTTATAAGCATCAAGTTCTGCCTTTCTTTGTTCGGGAGTTTTTTTAGCATCAGCATCTCTAACCGATTTTAATGCTGCTTGAAATGCAGGATCATTATTTGGTTTAGATTGCTTATAAACATTCATAGGACCAGAAGCAGGACGACCTCTTGGATCCATTTTTACCTCAACAATACTCTGTCTCCACTCTTCACTCATATTCGCCATAATCACTAATGCACTCTCATTAGTATCAGCATAACCTTCAGCAACCAAGTACTCAAGGATTGCATCAAAGATATCAACTTCTTCATTTGCTCTCATCCTGACCTCTCTGGGTTTGTTTATATCAAGTTGACTTTTAGATCTACGCAACTTCCTCATACCTGCCTTGCCTTCAGCATCTCCTTCAGGAGTATCTTTCGCATAAGCAGCATCTACTCTTTTTTGTCTTAGTTTTACAGCCCTCTGGATGGTGTCTTGTGGTAATCCAGATTCATCAAGTTCCTCAACTTCTTCTTTAGTAACCAATCCAACAACATTCCTGTTCTTTTTAGTTAATTTATCAAAAAATTTAACATCTCTTTGCATCTTATCAGCATTATCTTTTCCTGCTGCTGGAGAAAGACGATTCTTTATACCTACCTTTCTTTCTGTAGATGCTGCTTTTCTCATTTCAGTATCGTGACGGGAAGCACCCTTTACTGCTTCATCAAGACAAACCTCATACATTTCATCCCAAGTGTATGAAGAAAGGTCATAACCTTCTTCAATCAGTGCATTTACAATAATCTCAAACTCTTCTTTATTAAGTGCTGATGCTCTTTTTGCTGCTTTACTACCCCTTCCTCTTGCATCATCTGCACCATACTTACTATAACCTGCTTTCAGATACTTATCGTGTGCTGCTTTGGATTGGTTAGCAACTTGCTTCTGGAATGGTTTATCTCCATAATCTTTTTCATCTTTTTCTGCTTTTGCACGAGACCTATCAAGGATTTGTCTCTTTGCTGAGGTGTCTGATTTTTCTGGTCCTACATTATACTTCTTACGAAGTTGATCACCTCTACTTTCTGGTTTAGGTGCTTCTGCTTCTTTTTTACCGCCACCAAGAAGTCTCTTTACTGCTGAACGAAGACCTTCTTCAATATTTTCTTGAGGAGCATAAACTTCATTATATGCTTCGTATAAACCACGCAGTTCTTTAGAGTCCATTTTTTACAATACTTTTTAGTTATTTATAAAAAAAACCTCCCACAAGAGGAGGTTTCGATCAAACTACTTTTTCTAGTTCAGTATCAATTTGATTTAACACTTCACGAAGTCTTACAATTCGTTCTGGCGCAAACTCTTTACTATATCCAGCAGTAGCACCATCAAGAACCTGAAGAACCTCCAATGCAGTTCTTATATCTAGTTTAAGATTTACTTTAAGTTCTTTAGTCATAATGCCTCCAGTTTTCTTTTTACAGATTCTTCAGTTGCTTTTACACGATACTGAACTTCATCTCTTCGGGAAAGTTCTGTGAGAATTTCAGCAGAAATATCCCAGAGTTCAGATGAGTGTCGATGATTGTAGGACCAAGTTGTTGATGTTAGAGTTTTCATAATTAAATATCCCCCTCCTTTCTATTCTCTGAACGATGAACACTGAATGTTCCCTCGGGATATCTTGCAGATAGTTTTTCGTAATTAATCTGCATAATTTCTTCAAAAGTAGTATCCATAGCAATACAGAATTGACCGATGTAATACAAAACGTCCCCCAACTCTTTGGTAAGATGAACCTTCGCATCATCATTAAAAGGTTTTCCTTGTAATAGACATTTCTTAATAATCTCAACTGCTTCTCCGAGTTCAGCAGAAGCACCCAAAGCAAAGGTAAGTAGATGAGTTAATTCCACACCTTCTGCTTCAAGTTCAGTCATACGTGCAAGAAGTGCCGCAAAATCACTACTTGCAGGACTTGTAGTTTGACGAACGAATTCGATATATTTGTTTGTATCAATAACTTGGGTCATATTAGAATTTAAATCCCTCAAATGATTTTTTAGGTTTTCTTTCATCATTATACTCCTCTTCTTTACCAGAGTCAAGTATGTCTTGTTGTGCTGATTGTTCGCAGTCATAAAGTCTCATTTTTGCACGATCAATTCCAACAACAAAACGTTTATGAATTGTAGGGTCATTATATCTGTTCTTAAGTTGCTTCACGAGTATCTGTCCTAATCCTTCAAGTTCTTCAGTGCTAATTAAAGCAAACATAAGGTCAGCAGTAGCAGGAAGACCAAATGACTCACTGGTATCAGTTAACTCCACATCAGATGATCCAAAACCGGATCTAGTAGTTTGTGTAGCACTCATAATAGGAACATTAAACTCTACAGCAAGACCACGAAGTTCTTCTGCAATAGACTTAACCAGTGTATAAGAATTGATATTACTACCACCCTTAAATC